TGGCGGTATAACCCTAAAGGGAGCAGCAATATACCAAGAAGCACAGGCAGAACTCCAAGCAATAGAAGCAGAAATGCTCACAGCATATGAATTGCCTATAGATTTTATGGTAGGATAATTAAATGGTAACAAATCCTTTTTTCCGTGATAGTACTGCCGAGCAGCGATTAGTAAACGATCTAACCATCGAAACTATTCGTTCTATGGGCAGAGACATGATTTACATACCAAGAAACTATGTAAACATTGATGAATTATTTGGCGAAGATATACAAAATAAATTCACGGATGCATATACAATTGAGATGTATATAAAGAATGTTATGCAGTTTGATGGACAGGCAGATGTAATTAGTAAATTTGGAATAAACATTACAGATCGCGTTACTCTTATATTGTCACGAACTAGATTTCAACAAGAAGTAACAACAAAAGATTCCGAAATTGTTTATCCAAGAGTAGGTGATTTAGTTTATTTTCCACTTAGTGGTTCTTTATTTGAAATCAATAATGTAAACAAAAGAGATCCATTTTATCAATTTGGAGCACTCACGACATATACTCTTGATTGTGAACTGTTTACTTATAGCAACGAAGAAATTAGTACAGGAATTACAGACATCGATACAATTGAAAGTGACAAGAAAGAGTACGCCCTTAAGATGTTCATTGGTGTTACTGCAAATGATCCGATTGTTGGATACTATACAGCAGGCGAAATATTATATCAAGTCGCTGGTATATGTGGTGCAGGATCGACACTTGCAAATGCAACTGCAACTGCAACTCTCATAGAACAACAAGATGGTGTCACTTATGACATACTTTATCTTGGAAATGTTTCTGGTACATTCCTCACCGGAAATCAATCTATAAAGGGTGCATATTCAAATGCAGAGTTCTCTGTAATTGGTGTTACTGCAACAAATATTATAGTACAGAAAGATCCACAAAATACCATATCACCAAATCTAGATAATGATGTACTGCAATACAAAAATACAAGTGGATCGCTATTCGACTTTACAGATAAAGATCCATTCTCGGAAGGTAAATACTAATGTTTGGAATTGACTCAAGTTATTATAACGAAAGTGTAAGAAAATTAGTTTTAGCGTTTGGATCGCTATTTAACGAAATATATCTTTCCAAATTCGATGAATCTAATAATGTTACAGAAAAGGTAAGAGTTCCAATAACTTACGGGCCCAAGGAAAAGTTTTTACGAAAACTAAGAGAAGATAACACAATAACAGACAATCAGCATGTGCAGATAACTCTTCCTAGATTGGGATTTGATATAACAACATATCTGTATGACCCAACAAGAAAAGTAAATAAACTAAAAAACATTGCAAAACAAATTAATGGAACAGAGTATTCCATGTGGTCTGAAGTTCCCTACAACATCAATTTTAACTTATATCTGTTCACAAGAAATGTAACAGACACCTTACAAATAGTAGAGCAAATATTGCCAAACTTTGCTCCAGATTTTACGGTAAGTTTAAATATGAATCCTTTGTCCAGTAAAGTCGATGTTCCTTTTGTTTTGAACTCTGTCGCAACAAATGAAGATTTTGAGGGCGATTTTTCCACAAGAAGATTGATAACATCTGTATTTGATTTTACAGCAAAAACATATGTGTATGGACAAATCAAACAAAGAACGCCAGTTTCTATCGAAACATCCGAAGTCAATTTCTTCAATTCTTTGTTGGGTTCTACTGCTGCTCCATCCAATTTTATTACGGACTTTGGTTGGACAGGAAATGCCGCAACTGGAAGCGTCACAATGACAGATGGGTCTTCTGTAATATGAGGTTTAAATTATGTCTGAAGAAAAAATATCAAAAGCACTTGAAATAAAATATGAACCTACGGATTCTCCAAAAGAAGCCATAGTTGATAAAAAACAATTGTCGCAATTAAAACGCGAAAGAAGAGAGCAATTACTTAATACAGATTTTGATTCTGCCCGAGATGGTATCAAGGAATTGATAGGAACGGGTATGGACGCTGTAGATGGAATTATGCGGGTTGCGACCGCAGGTGACTCTCCGAGAGCGTATGAGGTCGCTGCGACCCTTCTAAAAACACTCAGTGAGATGAACAAGGATCTTCTAGATCTGCACACAAAAGCAAATGAGGCAGATAAAGATAAAGTTTCTATTAAAAATACAACAAACAATTCAATATATGTCGGTTCTACTACCGACCTACAGAATTTGTTAAATAAATCAAGAAGTCAATTTAAATCAGGTGAAAATTTAATTGATGCAGAAAGCGAAGACGATGCCGGTTAAATATAACAGAAAAGGTTACTTAGGAAATAGCAATTTAAAACCAGTTGGTGTTAAAATAGACTTTACCAAAGAACAGGTAGAGGAATATTTAAAATGTGCCAGCGATCCTATACATTTTGCTAGAAATTATATCAAAGTAGTGTCACTAGATTCAGGTATCGTTCCATTTGATTTATACGATTATCAAGAAAATATAATTAATACTTTATGGACGAATAGACATGTCATTTGTAAATTACCAAGACAGTCAGGAAAAACTACAACTGTAGGTCCTGGATACTTACTACAAAAAGCATTATTCAACCAAAATATGAATATAGCCATTCTTGCAAATAAACAATCTGCTGCAAGAGAAGTTTTAGCAAGAATTAAAATGGCATATGAATATTTGCCATTATGGTTGCAACAAGGAATAGTAGAATGGAATAAACACTCTATTCAATTAGAAAACGGTTCAAGAATAATTGCAGCAGCAACCAGTTCAAGTGCGGTGCGTGGTGGTTCTTATAATATTCTTGTATTGGACGAGTTTGCTCACGTTCCTACAAATGTATCCGAAGAATTCTTTAGTTCCGTATATCCAACAGTAACCTCTGGTCAAACAACTCAAGTTATTATTATTTCAACACCAAACGGATTGAATATGTTTTATCAATTCTGGAAGGGTGCTATTAATAATAAAAACGAATACAAAGCAATAGATGTACATTGGAGTCAGGTTCCAGAATATCCGGGTGGTCCTCTGAGAAATGAAGCATGGAAACAAAAAACAATTCAAAACACATCGGATAGACAGTTCCAGCAGGAGTTCGAATGTGATTTTATTGGTTCAAGCAATACGCTGATATCTTCAGCTAAATTGAATTCCATGTATTGGAAACAACCACTCGTGAGAAATAAAGACGGTTTCTGGATTTACGAAGAACCCGTAAGAAAAGAAAACGACGAAGAGGATGTTAAAAAAGATCATGTCTATTTCATGACCGTGGATACATCACGGGGACAGGGAAAAGATTATAGTGCAGTGGTAGTATTGGATGTTACTCAAACTCCATATAAAATTGTCGCTAAGTATCGAAATAATATAACATCCCCCTTGGTGTTACCATCTATAGTCCGATCAATTGGTAAAAAGTATAATGATGCCTATTGTTTAGTCGAGGTTAATGATATAGGTGGTCAAGTCGCAGATATTTTACATACTGATCTCGAATATGAAAATTTAATCAAAGTTAATGTTTTAGGCAGAAAAGGTCAAATTATTACTGAGTATGGAAACCGAAACCAACAAATGGGCGTTCGAACCACTACTCTTGTTAAAAAACTAGGATGCTCGGTTTTAAAGAATCTGATTGAGCAAGATAAATTAATAATTGAAGATATAGATATAATAGACGAGCTCACAACCTTTATTGCCAAACGAACAAGTTTCGAAGCAGACGACGGACATAATGACGATTTAGTAATGTGCCTTGTTTTCTTTGCATGGGCAACCAGACAAGATTTTTTCAAAAATTTGACAGATTTGGATATTCGTCTGGACATGTATAAACACGAAATAGAAAAAATAGAATCAGAAATTATGCCTTTTGGATTTTTTGATGATGGCGGACAAGATCCAGAAAAAGCAGAAAAAATAGGCGAAGATTATTGGATCTTAAGCGATAAACCACTGAAAAAAGTGGAATTCGACGCACCTATAGATATGAAACACTGGTTTACATGAAAATGTAAAAAACAATACATATCACTGACATATATTATTACTTTATCAAGGAGAAGATAAAATGGCAAGACCAAATGTTACAGTAAGAATAGTAGACGAATCACTTTCACCTCCATTTGGAGAGGTTTTAGGACCAGCAGTAGGAGCATTAGTTTCTCGCAACGGCCTTTTGACCAAAATGGGCGTAACTTCAGAAAAGCAACAAGGTTATTTATTTACAAACGATATAAATGATTGGTTTACTCGGTTAAGAACATATACTTACAATACAAATGCCGCGTCCCCAGTTAGCATGACGGGTGCAACCCTGACTGGTTCCATTGGTCCATCTGCTGCTGCGTTTATTTCCGCAGCAAATGCTACTGCTGGTTCATGGCAACAAGAATGGTGGGCGGTTCATAATTTCTTGCAATATGGCGCTTCTTGCTATGTTGGTGGTACTGGATCCTCTGCAAATACAGTAGATGTTTATACATCT